TTATACTTTCAATTCATTTATGGCATTTTCGAAGAATGAAACAGCTGATTTTTTATTCATTTCTGAAAGATGGCCGTATATATCCATAGTGGTTGAAATATTATTATGACCTAATCGGTGTTGCAATTCTTTATAGGGAATACCAGCATTGAGAAGCAAGCTAGCATGTGTATGTCTAAATCCATGGAAGCCTACATTTTCAACACCAGCCAGTCTGAAGTGACGTTCAAGACGTTGTCTGAGACTAGCAACCTTGGCATAAGTGTCTGTAATAGGTGAAAAAACAATCTTAGGCTGGTAACCGGCTTCGAGACGTTGTTGCTGACGATAGCTTTTAAGCATTTTAAGTGTTGCTTGGTCAATATCTATAACACGTATGCTTGATTTTGATTTAGGGCTATTAACAGTACGATACCTGTTCAAAGTCTTTGTAATGCTAATCTGAGCCTCGTCAAAATCAATGTCTGACCATTCTAGCGCCAACAGTTCACTAATGCGGCAACCAGTTGCTAAGAGCGTTTTATACAGCATGATTTCAAACATATGCTGATAGGTTGGCTCTAACCGTGATAGATAAGTCAAGAAAGCCTTGAGGTTATCTTGATCTAGGTGTTTGATTTTATCTTTTGCCTTTACCCTTGTCTTACGAGGCAACACAATATTTTTAGCTGGATTGAATGATAAGAGTTCCAAAGTCACGCCGTATTGGAGTATTCTCCTATTTAGAGAACACAATAATCCATAACGTTGAAATGCCCCAGTCGCCCCTTTGTTAGCCTTAGAAGCCCACTCGTTGACTTGCATTTGGATCATTGGAGTAGTCATCTTATCCAAAGGATAATCAGCAAAGACAGAAAGCAGATGATTTCTAACAAAGCTTTCCATCATACAGCTAGTGTTTGGCTTGACGGTATGCTTGTAACTATCCCACCATAACTGAGCCAACTCACCGTAGGTTTTCACAACTAGCTTAGGTTTAATGGTATGGCCGTTAGCTTCAAAGTCAGCGATAGCTTGTCTAGCTTTTGTTTTAAGAAGTTTCTTAGTAGGAGCTGTAATGGTCGTCCTAACTTTCTTTCCAGTTACTCGGTCAATTCCAAGATAGATATTGGAACGGTAAACCAGCTCACCATTTTTCTTTTTGTATTCGGTTATTGTCATGTTATATCCTTTTCTAACATCAACAGGCAAGTATGGGTCTAGAATTGGATATTTAACACCTATACGATAGCATAAGCAGTTGAGAATGTAAATAGATAACCCTGCTTCAAAACGTCTGTATGGGTCTTATATGAGCTTGTGGGAGGTGGTTAGACACTAAGGACAAATAGCATTTTGCTAGCCTAAACACTACAAAAAAAGCCCCTTGGAACTGGCATTCCTTGGGGTTTTGGTGTTCGCATTGAACAATTCCTATTACAATTATTATCGAACAGAATAGTAGATAAGTCAAACGAAAATACTTGATTTTAATATCTTAGTATCATTTAACAGTATGTTAGACATGAATATCATATATTAGTGTTTTGAAATCGTAGCATAGTATTATCTTTTTTAAACAAAATGTGTTACAATGTAATACAAAAGGAGGCTACGTTATGGCAACAATTTCTGTTCGATTGAATCAAGACGAAGAAGCGTTATTTAAAAGCTACGCTAGCATGCAAGGTGTTAGTCTATCAACCTTATTCAAGCGATCATTGGCGGAGGAAATAGAGGACGCTCACGATTTGAATATCTATAAACAAGCCAAGGCTGAGTACCTAGAGGATACTGAAACAATGTCTCACGCTGATTTTAAGAAGTCATTAGGATTCTAGTATGTATCAAGTAGAGTATTCAAAAAAGGCTCAAAAGCAGATTAAAAAGCTAGATAGGTCAATCCAAAAACTTCTCTTTTCTTGGATTGATAAGAATTTGGATCAGACGAATAATCCTAGACAACATGGAAAAGGTTTGACAGGAAACCATTCTGGAGAATGGCGATACCGTATCGGTAATTACCGTTTAATTTGTGATATTCAAGATGATAAGATGATTATTTTAGCACTTGAAGTTGGTCATCGTAATAATATATACAAATAAAGCTAACACTATCACGGTGCTAGCTTTTTTTCTATGTTGAGAGAACTATGAGAATACCTCTTTTCCTGAGGTCGTTTTAACCGTCCACGCTATACTTTGAAAGTATGACGTGACTTGAAAATACGCAACAGACATTACTATTAGTAAGGGCTGTTTTTCTATGCTGAGATAGCGAATGATGACGGTTGCTAAACAATTACCAAATCTGACAACGTTGTCAGATTTGGGGTCATCAGCCCTCTACTTAGTCGCAACTTGTCCAAAATTTGGACGACAGGAGCAGTGCAGAGAGAGCGATTCTGAGAGCGTTTCGCTTTAATTATGGTTAGTTGTCTTTACTGATCCATAGATAAACTAGTAAACAGAGTATGAATGCTGGTAAATCACTGTTAATCCTTTCCCTTCCCGTCATTTTGGCGGGGCTTTTGTTTCGGAAGAATGAGGTTGATATTAACTAATCAATTTTTAATTCCATTTTTCCTGAAAAGGCTGTTTGAGAAGCTAGAGATTCTCCATCTTCAGTCTTTATAAAAAGCATAGGCGGAAGGTTGTAATCTACGCCATTCATTGCAGACCAAACGTTGAAGGCTTCGTGTTCTTTTGCTTGAATTCCGTCCGCAAACTTTTGTAACTCATTTTTTTCGTAATATTTGTAATCATTCGGAACGGTCATATATAAAGCGTTATCTTTATTAGTAAAAGAATATAAGCTAATATCTAGCCCTTTTTCTGTTAAATCATTTTGTAAGTATTCAATAAAATCAGGCATTTGTTCGGCTGTGATTCTTGGCAGTTCTTCTTCGGTAGAAGAGGAAGGAGAGCTGCTTTCCTCGCTTGAGCTTGATTTTTTGGTAGTAGTCTGTTCAGTTTTCTCTTCTTTTATTGAGTCAGATCCATCAAAAATACCATTTAGGAAATTGTAGATGACAAGTGCAATAACAATAGCAAAAATAGCTTTAGCAATGGTTAGTTTATCTTTTTTCATTTTTTCTCCTTTGATTTTCAATTCTATCCATAATTCTTTGTTGCGCTTCGTTTCCAGATGAACGTACTTTTTTAATGGATTCATCACTGATATTATCAAATTTGGTTTTCTGCTGATCTCGTAGCAGTAAATGTCCATAGTCTAGCAGTTTATCCTGATTATCATTATTAAGTTCATCATACAGACTTTGGATTTCTGATACAGGTTCGTCAGTAACAGTATCTTTGAATAAGTAACGTTCCTCTTGATAACCAAGTAAGTAAGCGACATCAACTCCAAAATATTCAGCGAGTTTTTGGGCGTTTTTCTTATTTATTTCTCGCTCGCCACTTTCCCAGTATTGAAGAGTGCGTCTAGATACACTGTAGGGTTCATTTTCGTTAGAAAATTTTTCCTTAATAGCAGTTGCCAGTTCTGATTGGGTCTTATTATCTTTTTCTCTAAGTTCTTTTAATCTATTCATAGCATTGTCCTTGAGGTGATTATAACATAGTTAGCGCCTTAATTGTGCGCGTTAAAAAAATAATTTTCATTAAACACTTGACAGCGCATTTAAAGTGCGCTAAAATACAAAATATATTTGGAGCGCAATAAAAATGCGCTTTAGAAAGTGAGGTAAGTTAATGCTAATTGACAATGCTATGGCTATTAAAGTCCGTAAAAAGCGAGCAGTTGATAATTTAGGTAAAGTTGCTTTGTCTAAGAAATTAAAAATAACAACTCGTACTCTCGCCAAAATCGAAGCAGGCAACTATGACGCACCGAAGCGAATTTATCAGTCAGTTATGAATTGGCTGGTTGAGGATCTATAGAAAGGAGGTGTCGTATGGCACAAACACCATTTACGCAAGAATTGCTTTACCAGATTTATGATGACAATGGTCTTGTCACTATGGATTTATTGAGGGAGCGACTACCAGATTGGTCTGATGATAAAATCAAGCACCGTTTGGGAACGTGGAAAACACGAAAAAACATTTCTTACTCACTCGAAAATGGTGAGATTACTAATTTTGTATTTCTCAAGATCAAGGAGGAAGAGGAGGCAGAAATCACCGAAGGGCGCAAGCTTAAGCTTGAAGAATACTACATTCAAGTTGTCGTGGCTCGTGAGATCATGGCCAAAGAGACAGCTAGTGACACTAATAAGCTAAAAGCTATGCAATTACAACAAGAGGCGATGGATGCGATTCCTGATAGATACTTCAAGGAATTTAATGAAATCTATGGTTAATGACAACAAAAAAAGACTTCCGAACGCCAATTCATGAAAGTCTTTTAGCAGAAAATAATTACAAACCGAATACAGGCAAGTATGGGGCTTAGTAATTTTTATTTAACACTATTATAACATATTTTCCAGACAAGAGGGCGAAAATCCTAACACACCGTTCGCCAACTTAGACAGTGAAAACTGTAGCGGTGTAAGAATCCATGTACAGTAAAGTCAGGCGAAAATACCTAGCAGGAGTGACCAAATGGCAATAACAAGAATGATTGAAGAATTAAATGAAATTGCTGATTATGTTTTGTCAGTCATGACAGAAGCAGAAAAAGAAAATTATTTAGAAATGACGGATCAGGAACAGCGTTTACTGATCGTCAATCACTTAGCAAAGAGGGGATAGAAGATGACTGTAGAAATTTATGAAGAAAATGGAGTAAAAAGAATGAGAACAGGAACACCTCATGGGAATGTTATTAGTATGTTTGGCAGCAACCTTAACTTGTCACCTCAAAAAAGGGAAGAGTATCGTTTAAGAGCTGAAAGCAAAACAGAAGCTGAAGCATTTTTGACAGAACGTTTTGGTCAACATAATGCGTGGGTAATTGTGGCTAATGTTATGGCGAATTTTACAACAAAAAATAGAAAATCAGCCAAGAGTTTTGAAGAGGCGTGGCATGATTTAGGTTTTCAGGTTGTAACAGATATTATTTATAGAACTTTAAACGACTTACCAGCGGAAGGAAACATACAACTATGATCCAAGAACTTAATTTAAGCCCTAGAGGCTATGTCATTCTGCTCCTGATTCTAGCTTGGGTGTTTTATCAACTCGTAAAGACACCGAGCAAAATAGAGCCTACAAAGGGGGTTACTAATCGTAACAACCATTCTGAGCCTGCTTACCTAACAAGGTATGGGGCAGTAATACAAATGCAAGGGAGGGATTAGATGACAAGTAAAACAGACGAACTGATTTTATCTCTTGAACGTGATACAGCTTCACGTTTGATAGAATTGGCAGAGCGTATGGCAAAGGATAAGCGTATCAAACCAAGGCAGACAGGACTTATTTCTCAAAAGGAATTGGAAGAGGAACTCAAGGTTACTTATCAAACCATTAAATTATGGCGAGACAATGGTTTGAAGCCTTATATTCCACCCGTAGAGGGGACTAGAAAGGTGTTCTTCAAGATTTCTGATGTGCTAGCATTCCTGGAGGTGAGCTAATGCGATATATCGATATTATGATTGCTCCCGAGTGGGTAAAAGATTTCAAGGGGTTAGATGGCGTGGAGACACGGCTGCTCTATAAACAGGGCTATTGTATCATGACCTATTTTGAACCGACCGATTGTCATTTTGAAAACCTTGGTAAAAACGGTATTCAAATTTCAGTTAGTGACGAAGATAGGCTAGATCATTATTTAGCCAGCAACTGGCAATTAGTCCGTGATATGACACCAACTTATCTCGGTGGGCAGGTACTGGATTTTGTCAATGCCTTGCAAATTGCAACCGTGAGAGCAGAAAAAGATAACCATGGCTTATCACTTACAGGAATCATAGACATTGCTTTCTGTTATGGGATCAGTACCAAAGATGAGATTATCAGCTTTGTCAGACAATGTTACCGAGCAGGAGTTCCTCAAGAAAAAGTGTATCTGTATTTAACGACGGCATTAAGGACAACCAAATTAAACGAGTTTTTGCTTAATGAAGTGAGCAGGTATTATAGAGAGGGGGCAAGTGCTTGACAATAACTGACCAATTAAAAACTTTAGTCAACACTGATTGGAAAGAGGCGGTTTTTGGTAAATCCAAGATGAAAGCCGATTATAAGAAACAGATCCACCAGTTGGTTCTATTAGATGATTTTAACAAGGTTCATTATAAAAATCACGAAGCGTTTATCCCTGAAAGTGAAGTGATGTACACGACGGAAATCAGTGGCAAGGTTTATAAATTTATTTCTGCTGATCTAAAGATTGTTGAAAATAAGCAAAAGAAAACGTCACGGCTTCAAGTTACCAGTGGGACAGGTGTTTCACCTTTTGCTAAGTTGGTGATTGACTATTTGTTAGGACGACTGACTTTCTATAACAGTAAGCTTTATGATGTTAATGATAAGCAAGTGGTGGTTTTAGATGACTACACCATCCGGAAATTATATAACTTCAAAAATGAAGGGGAGTACGTCCTTGAAATTCTTGAGGGGATTCATAAAACCTTGCATGTGCAAGCTAAGCGGAAATTAGAACCCCACAAAATTTTAGGTCAAGATTTTGTCATTGATTTAAAGAAACATACACTGACTAGAATTTCAGAGGACAACCATAGTTCCTATTTCAAATACTATGATGTTTCATTTAACAAAGCTACCGAAAGTGTAGAGATGGCTATTAAATTTCTAAAGTACGTTATCGCTGATAACGATAGCTACCACAATGCCCAGCTTCAAGCTTATTATATCGCTCAAGTGGCTAGTGGACTATACCCTAAACTTAATTTCTTCATTTCAAAATCAGACATTAGAACAGGTAAAGGGTTAAGACATATCGCTCTATCTGGACTATTCAATAAGGTAGATGTAGAGTTGGATAACCTAACGGGTGGTGCTTTTGAGGCAAGTAACGCTTGGGCAATGTTTGCTGGTGGTGAAATGGCTCTTGCGACTGAGCAAGGGGATATTATGGGCGACAAGATGGAACGTGTCCTAAAAATTATTGCCACTGAAAAAACGCACCTATCAAGGTTGGTTGGTCAAAATTATGGCTTAATTGACCTAACCAGTGTCCTATGCATTGATACAAACAAGAAAGTTTTGCTATCTGATGAAATGAACGGACGTAAGGTGCTGATCCAATATCAAGACAGACCGAAAGGAGAAACCGATTTGGAGAGACAAAAAATATTCGCTCCCTATTGGGAGGCATTTACCAACCCCGATAAGTCACCAAACATTGAGGGCTCTATAGGATTTCTAATTGCTTCAATGGAATACTTCAAAAAACAAGGTTGTCAGTTTGAGTTTAGAGACGTTGAACTTAAGAATGAAATTGAGCTGAATGACTATCTGCTTTATTTGATCGAAGCCCTTGAATTTAATGAGTTTGTTCTCAAAGATGATACGATGGAATTTTTGAGAGGGCAAGCATATGGGAAAAATGACAAAAAAGTCGGAGATGATTTTAAAGCTATTGGTGTTGAAGGCTTTAAAAAGAAAATTAATGGCAAGCCAAAACAAGCTTATCGGATTGTTAATCATAAAAGGTTCAATAATGCCAAGCAAGGAATTGAAGAAGAACCAGATCGAAATATCTCTCTAGAAGGTATTTTTAACCAAATTAAGCAAGGGTAACTTGAGGTAACTAGATGGTAACTAGGTTTAATTAAATTTGCCAAAATCACTAAACGGTTGATATGAAAAGGTTTATAGACGATGAGGTAACTAGGTAACCAGGGTAACGTGGTTTTACTATGGATTGTGTAGTTAAAAAAAACATAAAGTGTTTTTTTCTTCCCTTATATCCCTATAGAAAAATCTAGTTACCCCAGTTACCGACTGAAAAAGTATCAATAAACGTTGATATAATAAGGTTTTAAGGTAATTAGGTACCTATTTACCACCTCGTTACCTAGAATTATACCTCGTTACCTTTTCAAAATTTAAGGAGAAAGCATGAAAATCAAGATATTTTATCAAAGAGGCTCACTGACAGAGTTTGAAGAAGAAATAAATAATTTTATGGCTACCGCTAACGTGGTAGATGTGAAGCTCACAGAAGGAACATATGGAGATTATGAAACGATTAATTGTTCTCTAACGGCGGTTATCGTTTATCGGGAAATCAATGGCGTTTTCAATCCAGTACCAACATATCACAACTAGGAGAAATATATTATGACAAACACAGACTTAAAACCATTCAAAACATTTTCAGACAAACCAAAATCATTTTTGTTTACTTATACGTTTAAAGACTTTGACACGGCACAAGTGGCAGGTCATGCGGTAATGGGTTATATGACAGGTACTTATGAACAACCTGTTATAGAAGTGACTTATCAAGGTGATGGTTTTAATAGGTTGGTTATTGGGTACGCCGAAGATAAGAAGTTAAACTATATTTTCAAACGTATCTGCGATAGTTTCAAGGGTTACTATCATCAACCTGAAGATATGACGGATGAAGAACTTGACACTCTGTTTCAAGAATAGGAGCTACTGAATGAAGTATTACTGGACGTATAGCACACTCTTTCAACCAACGGCACAAGATATTAAGTTGGCTATTCTAGGTTACTTTATAGGCACGCTATGGCCATGCGAAGTGGACGTAGTGGAAATACACGGTACTGGTTATGGTGTCTTTGTGACTTATGAGGGTTACTTTGACAAGTCGGATAGGTTGAAGAAGATAGCTCGTGCTGTAGAAAACGACGAATTATGACGATTGAGGAGGGTTAAAACGTGGTCATGCAACTAAAAGAGGGGTTGATTTATTATTTAAACGGCGGTAAAATAGAACCAAAGGAACTTCCAGATTATGGGGAGGTGACTTTAAAAATTCAAGATGGAAAAATTGTTCATATTCGTAAGATTGAAGATGAACGGATTGACCAAGCTGACTAGATCAAGACGACTAGAGGCATATTCAATTAGCTTAATTGCTTTTTGGGTATGCCTCTTTTTGCATTAATAAGAAAGGAAGTTTTATGTACACACCAACTAATAAGACTTATGCTGACATTATGACCAAAGTAGAGAAAGCTACTGAAGAATGGGTAAAAAATAAGATGGCTTCTGCTGATTCAAATGAGGATCCAAAAACCGTGGTTACCGAAGAAGATAAGCAGGAACAAATGGAGCGTATCTTCATAGAGAAATACGGAACAGCTTTATTTGATTACAAGGTTAAGTCATATCAAGAGGAATTAGACGGTCTGAAAGTCAAAGCTCGTGAGCATGTTGATAGCTTTAATGATTTTGTAAAAGAGTTGGAAGCTGATGAACGCTATACTGAACGAGGAAAAGCAGACTTATACCGTGTTGAACGTAAGAAAGTTGAAAAGGATCTGATTGAGATTGGAGATGCTCAATATAATTTAGGCATCAATATCCAGGAGATTGAAGTGGAATCGGCTCAAACAGCGTGGAAGAAATTAGAAGATGAAATGACACCCGATTCTATCTCGCCTAGTGAATTTCATTATATCGATATGATCTTATCCCGTAATAATAGTGATGAAATGCGACAAAAAATTGCTAAACAATTCCACTATCATATTGCCGTATTAGATTTATTAAATTCTGAAAAAGGTGTAACCCCTATTCATCACCCCTTGGAAAGTGTCAAAAATAGAGGTGTTAATTATATTAGAGTAGGACAAGTGAACATGCCAGAACCATATGCAAGCACATATCTGTCTGACCTCTTGCGGAATTTAGATGGCAAACTTTTCCTAGCTGGAGATAATGAACGTAGAGCAAAATCAGAAAAGACATTGGTCTAAGGTGATTGCCTATGCTTAGTAGAGAGTACTTAAATTTGTATTTGAAAAAAGCTCACTTTACAAGCTTAGAACATTTGTTGTTTAGGATAGCTGTTAACGGAGAATTTCCAGATGATATGTATTTCTCATCTAGGGTTAGAACAACAATAACTCACCTAATTAATGAAATCCGTAAACGTGAAGCCGTTAAAGGACATTCTGGCGTAGCAGAGTTATATCAAATGATTGATGAAGTGGTAGAAAGAGAATTGGGGTGATGTCATGCTTAATAGAGTACAGTTTGATTTTCTTGAATATACAGTTACAGAAAATGAGAGCGAAGATTTTTCTGATGAACCCACTAAAGATGAGGCTAGAGAATTTTATTTGAGAAACTTGATTGCTTTTATGCTGGTAGCTGAAGATGATGATATAAAACGTTCTTGTGCCAAAGCATTCTTGACGTTCCCAGAAAAAAACCTGGACATTGCTTTGAGTACAGAACTATTGACTAGAGAAGATTTAGAGAGGTGGTCAAAATAGCAAAAGGAAAATATAAAGAATGGCTAACAAATGAGAAGTTAGATATTGTAGCTGGTTGGGCACAGGATGGTTTGACCAATAATGATATCGCTTACAATATTGGAATTAATCCTGATACTTTGTACACTTGGATAAAAAAATATCCCGAATTTTCCGAGGCCTTAAAAGTAAATAAAGAAGTTGCAGATAGACGAGTTGAGAACGCTCTTTATAAGTCAGCAATAGGCTTTACTTACGAAGAGGAGACCGTAACTAATCAAGGCGAGGTGGTGACGGTTAAGAAATACAGCAAACCTAACACAACAGCACAAATATTTTGGTTGAAAAATCGTAAGCAAGAATGGTCTGACAGACAGGAAATTGAACATACTGGAACGGTGGTGTTTGCGAATGAAGACAACATCCCAGATTAAAGTTGATTTGCCAACTATAGTTGGAGAAGGTTACGGGGCTTTTTGGGGTGATAAACATTTTTATAGAGTGGTAAAAGGTAGCCGTGGGTCTAAAAAATCTAAGACTACCGCCCTTAATTTTATAGTTAGATTACTGAAATATGAATGGGCGAATTTATTAGTTGTCCGCAGATATTCAAACACTAATAAGCAATCAACCTATACCGATTTTAAGTGGGCATGTAATCGATTAAAAGTTACCCATCTTTTTAAGTTTAATGAAAGTTTACCAGAAATTACCGTTAAGAAAACTGGGCAAAAAATTCTGTTTCGTGGTTTAGATGATGAACTAAAAATAACCTCTATTACCGTCGATGTCGGAAGTCTTTGTTGGGCTTGGTTTGAAGAGGCTTATCAAATTGAGACAGAGGACAAGTTTTCTACAGTCGTCGAATCTATCCGTGGTAGCTTGGAAGTCTCTGACTTTTTCAAGCAGGTCACTGTAACTTTTAACCCGTGGAATGAACACCATTGGCTAAAACGTGCTTTCTTTGATGAAGATACAAGACGGTCAGATTGTTTTACCCAAACAACAACTTTTAGAGTCAATGAGTGGCTTGATGATGATGATAAACAACGTTATGAAGAATTATATGTAACAAATCCTAGACGAGCTAGAATCGTTTGTGATGGTGAATGGGGAGTGGCAGAAGGGCTTGTCTTTGAAAACTTTGAAACTCGTGACTTTGATATACAAGAAGTTATCCAACGGGTTGGAGAAACAACCGCTGGTATGGACTTTGGTTTTACACAAGACCCAACAACTCTTATATGTGTAGCGGTTGACTTACGCAATCGAGAACTTTGGTTGTATAACGAGCATTATCAGAAAGCGATGTTGACAGATGACATTATTTCAATGATTTATAAAAAGGGTATGCAGAATGCTAGAATTATTGCAGATAGTGCTGAACAGCGTTTGATTACTGAAATTAGAAGCAAGGGAATCAGAAGACTATCTGCTAGCCTAAAAGGTAAAGGATCGATCATGCAAGGGATACAGTTTATCCAAGGATTCAAAGTTTATATTCATCCTTCTTGCGAACATACGATTGAAGAATTTAATACTTATACTTTCAAACAGGACAAAGAGGGAAATTGGTTGAATGAACCAATTGATAAAAATAATCATATTATAGACGCACTCAGATATAGTTTGGAAGATTTTCATATTGAGAAAAGAGAAGCTAGCAGTCAATTCGATATATTTGTAGAAGCAGGGTTTGGAATTTATTAG